AAATAATGTCGAACCACGTATTGTCCTCGGCAGACGTTCTGGAAGTCCATGTGATCCCGTCCGGCGAGGTCATTACCCGGTTGCCTACCCCAGACTGGGCCACCGCTGCAAACAAGCTCAAAGTTGGCGACCAGCACACCGCCTGCCATTGATTTGCCGCTGCCGCCGTTCTGGACGTCCACGTCACGCCGTCAGGGGAGGTCATTACCCGGCTTGCGCCGTCGGTCGAAACGGCGCAAAAGAGCGTCAGGGATGGTGCCCAACTCACCCGCGCCCAGTCGTTGTTTGCCGATGCGGTGCAATTTGTCCAAGTGATGCCGTCAGTGGACGTGATGACCTGCAAGCTGGCAGCAAGCCCCCCGTCATTGTTCGCCACCGCACAAAATATGGCCAAGTCAGGCGACCATGTAATGCCGGTGAATGCCCGCGAGCTTCCGCTGTGCGAGCGTATTGTCCAGGCGGTGCCGTCCGGTGAGGTCATAATCTGCGACCCGGTGCCGTCTGCTGCCACCGCTGCGAATAGGCCTAAGTCCGATGCCCACGCGATGCCCGTCCAGAGCAGGTCAGCCGCGCTCGTTCTGGCCGTCCACAATACCGTGGCCACGGCGCTGCTGATTGTGATTGAGTCGGACGCCGCCGCGCCAATCGCAGTCGATGTAGCCGATGCCACGGTGATGCGCGTCGGGAAGTTGAACGCCGCCTCCATGTTGATCGCCCCGGTAATGGTGCCACCAGGCGCAACGATGGTCGTGAACATGGCCGACTGGCTGGCAGTGGCCGATAACGTGGCCATGTAGGACGAGGGCGTTACCGGAGCCGATACGCGGTCAGCCGTCCACACCAGCACGTCCTGCGCGTTGGTCAGTCTCAGGTCGTACTTCAGCCCTTCGGTCAGGAACAGGGTGCATTCGCCGCGTGAGTTCAGCACTATCGGATTCGCGTTGACGCTGCCCGAGTCGTTGGAATACGTGGCAATCGGCGTCGTGGTGCCGGCTGCGTAGGTATATAGAAAGCCACCGTCCAGCGGCGTGCCGTTCTGGTCAGTTGCGTGAAAGACCGGGGATTCGGGGAGGTATTTAGTTGCCATGCTATAGTGTCGTTATGACGTACACACTTGCAGCGTTTCTAAGACCAATCGTATTGCTGTTTATAACGTATGCGATTGGATGGCCTATCCGCTGTTTTATCAAAAAGCGCATGAAGGATGGAAAGATAAAGATCATTTTGCTTCGTCCTCTTTATTGATTTTCCTGATACATCAAAGCATTTACCGGCGGCACTGTCATGCCAGTTATGCGCCTAGCTAGGGCGTTCTGCCCTTGTTCGGAAACAATTTCTAATGGTTGCCGTGGAATTTTAGCGACACCACGCAAAGCCGCTGCTGATGTTTTGGCCTGCCCGCGCTCTATTTCTCCTTGCGCCATTTTCCCCATAAACCCAAGCCCCGGAACTTTGCTGATTGAACCAAGCAAATTTGCCAGCGCCCCAGCTGTGCGGCTGTAATTTATATCTGCCAACGGTGGTGGCTTGGTCAGGTCAAGCGACACGCGACGTAGCAATTCTAACTGCTGAACCTGCGCTGGCGTAAAGATGGCGCGGATACGTTCCGGCCCAATGTCCTTTAGAGCCCTGTCCAGTTTTGCCCCTGACAACACGCCATCGGCCAATGCGCCATTACGCTCAAACAGTTCTGTTAATGTGGCCGCACGAATGCTACCCAAGGCCGCGTTTCCTCGGATAATTTGTTCTGGAGAACCAGTTGTGAGCGTGCGAACTAATGAAGTAATGTCTCGAACATCTCCATTGACAACGAATTTACGCACGAATTTATCGGGAGCAACATCGTCAGATGCGGCCTTTGCTATCCGCTGTCCAAATTCATCAAACCGCTCCGCTGCCCGGCCCTTGGCAACACGGAACGCTGCTGCTGCATCAGCGCCAACTTCATCACCAATGCTGTCCAGCGATTCCCTGATTGCGCCCTTGATTTGTCCGAGCGCGGCGGTCAGCGGTCTATTGCTCGCGTCCCAGCGTCTGTTTATTAGTTTGTCCAGCGCTTCCGCTTCTTCGACTGTAAATGCTTTCGTCGCCTTTGTTGGCCCCATGCGCCCGATGCCAAGCGCCTCAAGGCGTGCTTTGATGGGGCTAGGAATAACATCGTCGAAGTCGTTAAGGGCAGCCATTGCGCGTATATGCATCGGCCCAAGCGGTACATTTGCCTGTGCGCCAACGGTATCCCTTGCGGCAGTATAAAGCGCGGATACTTCGTCGCCAGTTTCACGCGCCTTCTGCTGTATCGTTGAAACAGCGCGATCCCCAGCCTGATACGGGGTTACGTTAGTCCCGCGCAAACGCTCTGCCTGTTCTCCTAAGATTTGCCCCTGTTCTCCAAATCTTGTCCTAAGATCATCGCCAACCACCTGTATTCCGCGTAGGTTCTGTTCTGTCTGCCAGTCTGCTGGAGCGCGTGTCGCTTGCCCTCGAGTCAATTGCAATCTAGGGTCAAGCATTTGTGCCCGCGCAACGCGAACCAATGCATCTGGATTTAAGTTACCTACAGCAAGTTGCCTTACTGCCTCAGAACGCAGCGATTCCTGAATTTGTGGATTAAGGCTTACCCAATCACCACCAGCGCGACTAACAATTGCCTCTAGTTGCTGCGTCAACGCCAGCGTGTTCATGCCGTTGCCGACTGATCTGGAGATTAAATCAGCGGATGCATTTACGCCCTTGCGCGCCGCTCCTGTTACCAACTGTGCGCCCCCTGGGATGGCCCCTGCAACAGTTCCACCCAATGCCATTTTCTCGGCCCTGCTTTCCCCTTCTGGGTTAAACATTAGCCCGGTAACTCCGGCCCCGGTAGCAGTGGCGGCTACAGTTTTTGTCGCCAAATTCCCGCCGATGCTCGCGGGGGCCAACACCGTCGGATTTAAAATATTTCCTGCCAACCGAAACCAATCAAATGCTGCCGGTTGCCTCGGCTGATATGCAGAAATTGTTTCGTTGCCGGCTATGGTCTGTCCCATCTTCGCCTGACCGCCACGCCCGCGTTCATAGTTGGCTATTTCCTTACCGACCTGCTTTGTATAAACGTCCGCGTCTTTCTTGCCCGTAAATGCATCTGATATTATCAAGCCAAGCTGCTTTACGCCTTGGTATAAATCCATCATGCCGCGCCCGACTTTGACTGCGGCAGATGGAATTTCAGGAGTCATGGCAGAAGTATCCATTGCGTCCAACTTAACCAGCCCGCGCTTTTTCGCCTCGTCAAACATCGCGGACTGTTCTGGCGGCAAAATACCGCGCTTTTGCGCTTCTTCCATTAACTTCAGATTATTCTGATCCATTACGGCGGCAGCCCAAGTGATTTTTTAAGGTCAGCATCGCTCATTTTTGAAACGTCTAGATCAGGCGCAGCCTTCCTTGCCGGTATTTTCCTCGCACCGGGGCCAGCTTGAATCTTCAGAGATTCAATCGCCGTTTCTCGATTGTCTTGTTTCTGCTTTATAACAGTTTTGTTTTCCCCCGCTCTCGGGAAATACTGTTCCTCCGCGCCTTGAATTTCAGCCGGAGAAATGGTTGCGCCAGATTCTTTCCGCAACACGGCGCGGATAAAGTTATCCCGCGCCTGTGCATATTGTTGTTGTTTTGTAGACAATGCGAGATGCCCAGCGCCGCCAATTAAACCCCCTGCCGCTGTGCCCACTATTGGAACTCTCTCAAGACCTGATCTTATTGCGCTGTTGACGTTTGCCAGGCGCCCAAATGTGCCATTTGTCTCAAGTTCGTTAATCAGGTCAGCTGCCTCTCTAGCACGCAACCCAAACCCCGTAGCATTGCCCTGTGCTTCTGTCAGCGGCCTTCCGTCAACGCCTTCTTTGGCCGCTGCCAGATTCCTCTGAAACACCAAATCTCGACTATCCGCAAGCTGTTGCTGATTAACCTTAAGATTATCTCCGGCAATCCTCTCCGTCACCGTGTTACGCCGCGCAGTTTCCAGTTCGCTAATCGTCGGCGTTTTAGGAACTTCAGCCACGCCAGCCATCGGCCCAGGCGGTCCGGCCAGCGGATTCATATTCGCAAACCCAACTGTGCCGCCAAGATCGACCGGTTGTATCTTAGGCGTCGTTTTTTCAATAAAATCCTTCATACTCAAACCTTGGCGCATTTTCCACTGATTAAACTCAGCGCCGTCATTTGGGATGCGAGAAATGGCGTCATTGACTGATCCGGCGCGGCGAAGGATTGGCCCTAGATACGGGTCTTGATGCTGGGCAAGCACCCACATTTTCGCTTCATCTGGGCCATTTACTTGTCCAATTAGGTTTTTGTAGAAAGAGTCCGCTTTCCCGACAATTTCGTACCTGCTCTTATCTTCATCAACCTTATCCTTGTTCATCTTTCGGAAAAACTCTTGCGCGGTCAGTATCCGGCTCGCCCCGGCACCACTACTCGCCAGCCCACTAATCAGCCTGTTCTCGATTAGCTGACCATCCGGGCCAATAGCGTTCTTGTAGGCCGCATTCGTGGCGTCCTGCTCCTGATTGGCACGGAGCATGTTCTGGTACTGAAGCTGCCCTGTGCGCCCCTGCTGCTGCGCGTTCTCGATGGCCAGCATGTTTGAGTATTGCTGTACCGGGTCGGCAAGCTGGAACTGCTTTCCGCTGGTAGCTATGGAACTGTCGATAGAAGGCATTTAGCACTTTCTCCAAAAAAGCGGGGGGTATCCCCCCTTTTGGGGTATCCCCCCTTTTGGGGTATCCCCCCCCTTTTTTGGGAGAGGGTAGGCCGACAGTAGGCGGAGGGTAGGGACGGTAGGCATGATTAAAACCCGTCCGATCCGTTAAACGCTCCTATCCCTGCCCCACCATAGGGAACATATCCGCCGACGCCAGAACCATTCATCGTTCTAGTTCTGTCCTGATAGGCATTGAGCATATTCTGGCCGATGTAGTTGTTGTATGCCCCTGTCAAGCCGCCTTGAAGCGCGTTAGCCTGCCCAATGTACCCGGATGCCCGAGCGTTGCCCATACCCTGCATGGTGCCGCCCACGTTCTGAGCCATACTCATGCCCTGTGCGCCAATCTGGTTCACCGCGCTCTGCCCGGTTCCAGCCACGCCAGCCAGCCGGTTGTACCGGTTGCCCTGATCTTGATTGAATCGGTTGTTGGCCCTCTCGTACTCGTTCGAGGCCATGTCCTGCCCGTAGCGGGTGAGGGCCTGCAGGACGCCGCCAGAAAGCAGATTGCCCTGCGAAGCCGCCACACGCTTGATTCCCTCGAACCCCTCGGACAGCCGGAAGCCATACCCCGGATCTGCTTCGTAGTCTGACATGCCAAAGCGCCGCACCAAATCGCCATCGGGCTCAATCCCAAACCTGAGCATATTGATCGCATCGACGCCCGCAGCACGCCACGGTTCCTGATCCGCACGATTCTGGTTAAACATCTGAAGCTGAAGATCGTTGGACTCGCGGCCCGATTGGATTTGGGCGTCTGCGGCGTCGCCGGCGGCATCAGCGCCAATTAAACCGCCAATAATCGGCCCTGCAATGGATGCTGCTATTTTTTCCCAGATGGCTTTAGCCTGCCTTTCTCGTAAAAGCCTTCAAATCCAAAACCTGATGTTCTTCGACAATCTCCATCCGGTCAGTGCGATGGATGCAATAGGCAAGTGTGTTCGGTTCCATGCTTATCAGCAAGTGCTTTGCCCCGGCTTCGATGAATATTGGCTTGGGAGCATGGAAAACGCCCATTTCTACGCCATTCTTGATGACTTTCAGCGATCCAGTCGCCAGCATGGTGTAGTGGTCATATTCATGGGAATGCTGCGGTACGGCCATGCCCACTTCCGGTAATGGCATCTGCTTGATAAAAATGCCGTTCGCCTCGGCAAACTCCCAGACTGGCGGTTGCTCTATGGGCTGGAAGTTCATGTAATTTCGATACCGCTGCTGAGGATTGTAAGTCCCGATCCAAGCGCCTGAATTGTCCCGGACGTTTCCAGCACCATATTTTCAGCTTCCGGACATGACCATGATTCGGCGGCGGCAATGACTCGCGCTGCGGTGATTGTGTTGGACGTGCCAGCAGAGCCACCGGGCACAAGGTAGATCGTAGCGTTTATCGAAGCAGCCGTGGTATTGACAATAACCAACTTCTTGATGACCGTCTTGGCCCCGGAAGGCGCTGTGTAGTAAGTCAAGGTGCTACTCGTCATAATCGAGCCGCTGATGAGCCGTGTCGCTGTTTGTGCCATGTTTAGGTCGCCGCCGTTTGAGCCGTGAGAATGCCGTTAGTAAAGGTCATGCTGCCCTGCACCCCGCCGCCCGTCAGTGCAGCTGTCGTAATCACCACCGTTATACCACTGGCGAGCGGATTTACCCACGTGGCATCGCCGCGCCAGTAGGTCGTAGCTCCCGCCGACGTGCCGCTGTTCAGGTTCGCCACTGGTAGGTTCCCGGTCACGTCTGCCGACAGGGATACAGCGCCCCATGATGGGTTTCCAGCGGCATTACCATGCAGCAAGGTCGTCGTGGTGCCCTGATTGGCGAAGTCAGCCGAAGCAAGGACGGCAGAACGGGATGTGTTGTCCGTATCAAATGCCTGTTGAGTCGCCAAATCATTTAGCGATATATTTGCATCAGTATCAACTATCAGGCCCAAATTGGTTAGGTACAGATACCACGAGCGCGAAACCATGTTTGTGCGAGCGTCAATAAACGGTTCCCGCGCTGACGGTATCTTGGGACTGGCAATTGTCATGATCCGGGCCTTGAATCGCCAATCTGCAAGATAGCCGCATTCCACATCAGCGGCACAGGGTCAGTGCCAGATAGCTCGTACACGCGATCCCGTAGCTTATCCGTTGACCCAAGGCGGCGGAATATCACGCGGGTCTGAGTAGCCCCAATCGCGCCAACTTTTCGCTCATGGTAATTCGACCACTTATGGCCACCGTCATCAGACCAGCGCAGGCGCACAATAGGGGCGCTCCCCTGCCCGCTATTTAGCCCGGTCCCGCTTTGGCCATCTATCTGCAACTGGTGCTGGAAAGACCGCTGCAACTGGTTCTGGCCCGCTGGTAGCGCCCGCCACGAGCGCACCCACTGCTGCGCGTCACCGTCATCGTCGGCAATATCCAGCGAGTATTTGACAAGAACGCCGCTATTGCTTGCCCCATCGCCCGAGTCTCCTATCAAATGCGTTCCGTTAAAAAGAACATGATTGCGCCCACGTATGCAGCCCTGCACGCCGGTATCCGGGTCAAGGTAGCCGCGCTGGTGCCACATGCTGGTGGTTACATCGAAGCCCCAAGTCTCACCCACCCATGTTGCTGTAGCCGGCGAAGTCAGAATGTAGAAACCGTGGCCGTCCTGAAGGTAGCTAAAGGCCACCGCGTCAGACAAATTTGGCCATTGTGCGATAGCGTATTCAATCGCTCTGGAACTCACCGGAAATGGGACGTAGCCATTGGCGCGATACACGACGCCCTCACCTTCCTTATTCTTGCCCAACCAGAACAGCGAGTTATCAAGCTTGGCCACGGAGAACGACGCAGCGCAGCCCTGCTCAATCACGGCCCCCTGAATGCGCTGATAGGGATTGTCCGTGCTGGTGCTGGACCCGTAGACTTCGATGGACACCTCGCCAAACATCCATGCCTCAAGGTGGTCAACAAACACGGCCACCATGTTATCGGGCAAGCCTTCTACCGAAGCGAAATCCAGCGCATCAATGTCCGTGCCGTTTTGAATGGCGGTATATTGCACAATCTGCGAATTGGGCACGTTGTACAGAAACGAGCCGGCCAGATAACCAACCGTAACCGCGCCCAGAAAGTCCGCATCCGTGATCTGCGAGAGCGTCTGAGCATTGTAGTCATAGATGTACCCATCTGGGTTGCATGCAATGAAAAGCTGAGTGCCATTGTCCGACATGCTGACCTGGCCATCGCCGGAAATGTTTGGACTTCCAGTAATGCGCGTTGCTGCAAAGGCTGAAGTCACACGAAACAGGCTATTCCCGCACACGGCAAAGCAATATTCCTTCATTACCCACAAGCCGCGCACGGCTGATCCTGTCTGCCCAGTCAGTGTGGCCTTGGTAACTGAGCCGGGGCAGCGGAAGAACCCAGCTACGTCCTTGCCGCCTGCGTCGTTCGGGTTC